CTCGAAGCATTTTACTTCTATTATATATAGAAGAAGATATAGTCTAACAAGCTGATTTACTACTTCTAGACGAGTTGGATAAAACATATTGTTCAACTAAAATCCCGTTAAAAGGAAGAACTCCGTTAGGACAATTCCTTACCAAGTCTCACAAGAGATAGTGTCTAACGACTAGAGCTGAAATAAGCGCTCCACGAAAGCGGGAAAACCTTCTATAGTCTTATCGTCAGGAAACATTCTATAGAACGGAAGAAATAGTCTATACTGGATTGGAAATGACCAATCGATAAGAGAGTTTATCTCGAATGAGGGGAACCTCCAGAGCTGAAGATAAAGAACTTCAGGTTAAGAACAATTAGTATATGGGTGAAGACGATTATTCAACGATTATGATGATTGCGGGCGAACGTCCAGATATTCGAGTAATTGCGTCGTCAACTCCTACCGGAAAACGAGGAACCTTTTATCATATCTGCATGGACCCAGATAGTATATACTCCGAACATTTTCACCCGAGTACTCATAATCCTAACTGGTCCGAAGCGATGGAACTAGAATTCCGACAACAGCTAACTGATGCTCAGTACGAGCATGAAGTTATGGCTGAATTCGGAACAGAAGAAGCCGGTGTTTTTGATAAGGACAAACTTGACCTTGCAAGAAGAAGGGAACTTTATACTTATGAAGAACTTCCTTCTTATATAGAGAATCAAGATCAAATAGAAAAACTGTTTTATGATGAAAATAATCCTGCTCCCCGCAACGTATTTCGCTGTGTCGGCATCGACTGGGATGCTTATCAAGCGGGCTCTTCTATTCTCGTTCTAGACTTTGACGTAGACCAACATGCATTTAAAGTTATAAAACGAGTAGAAGTGCCGCGCGGAGAATATACTCTTGACAGAGCAATAGAGTGGATTATTCGAATTAACCAAATATATAATCCTTCATGGATATTTTGTGACCGGGGATACGGTGACCAAATACAAATCAAATTAATATAAGGAGCATAGCGATGCGTAGACGTTATAAGATGACACGAGAAATGAAGAAGAACCTTCCTTATGATAAAGTCGTAGAGAAAACTCCATTTCACGATTTAGATACGGAGGCTAGTGTATACTGGTTCGGATTTTATTGTTCGGCCGGCCGCTCTTCTTATGGTACCATAACGTTTAAACATCGTTCTAAGCGTCATTTAGAGAAGTTAACGAAGTTCATTAAAGCGTCGGATAGAAGAATCATTCCGAAGATTAAACAGGAACCGGATAAAGAAAAGGACTCTTGCTACTTCGAATATTCTATCCAATCTCTTAAGTTGACAAACGATTTAAAAGGTACACACGCTATTCCACCAAGAAAAATTCCTCAAGAACTTATATCTCACTTCGTACGAGGATTCATTGACGGACACACGAACTTCTCCAAAGAGATTAACGAGAAGTACTACTACAAGAGATTTAAGAAACTTCTTAATGCTTCTACAGATATGGAACTTATTGACGCAATATATAAAGATGCTCATATCTATTATAAGCGAAAGAAATATTGGTTTGATTTAAAACGCCGCTTTGCAGCCGAAAGGCTCAAAAGACTTAAGCGAGCAAAATCGGCGAAGGCTGTAGAGGAACTTACGCCGCCGGATAATCTTTATCCGGACTACGTTCCTACGCTAACGCCGAGGGAAGTATCAGAGACGCTCGCGGCCATTTAAACCGCGTGCTTTGATGCCCCCGTAACGCGTAGAGATTGAAATAATATCTCCAAGAGTGTTCGCCGCCCTACCTTCGTTAACATTTCGGAGCGGGCGAAAACGTACGCTAGACTGAGTCTGAAATGACAGACTGATGACGTTAGCCTAATGGAGTTTGCGCAGCAAACGACTTGAGCGAAGCGAAATGAGGGAAACCTCCAGAGTTCAGGATAAAAAGCCTGGAGATAATAACGAACGGACTATCAATTGGAACGTCTTCACATATACGGAGATGAACATCCGGAAACCGGACTTAAGAACAAAGTCGTCGGCTTTCAGTTCTCCCAGAAGATTCCAGTTATAGACCCAGTCACAAAAGAAGCACATCAAGAACAAGTGAAACAGCTAATGGTCAACCAGTTAAAGCTAACATTGGAACGAGACAGATTAATACTATCTCCCTTTGACGATACGCTTCATAAGCAATTGGTTGACTATAGCGTTGAAAGAATAACGCAGGCAGGACTTCCTGTCTACACCTCCAAGAATGAACATTTTGTTGACGCGCTTGGTCTCGCACACCTCGCGTTCGTTCTTAAGTTCCCAGATTTAACGGGAGCTATCAAAGAAGTACAGAATTCTTCTATTATACTAACCGCGAAAGACCTTCTTACCTCAAGAGACGCGAATGCGGCTCTACGTTCCATCTCTCTTCCTGCTTCTAATCCTTGGAATAATACAAGGCAAATCGGAAAAGAACCTGGCGAACGTCCTGGAGATTACCAGAAATGGGTCAAGGTTCCAATGGGCGGCCGTCAAAACGTATCTGTTTCTACTTGGGGAAGTAGGGGTGGCTATGGAGGAGAGGGCAGGTCGATGTGGTGAGTGTGGAGTAGAAGGAAAAGTAGCTATAAAAGGTTGGGCGCGAAAGCGCCCCTTTTTCTTATCATGGTAAACGAAGTGCGTAATAAGACGTATATGAGAGGAGGTGGCTCGTGGACAAACAAAAAAACAATCTTTTATATGTACCAGAGTTAAAACCGGAAAGAGATTATCTTTCTGACGCAGAGTTTACACATAAGGACCAACCTCTCGCGCCGCTTCCTCCAGATGTAGATGATACTCCAGCTCAAATAGTAGAACAGTTTGAAGAGCTAGAAGGTATCATGAATGACCTTCCAGAAGATTTACAGTTCTTAAAAAAGACGGTCGAAAAACTTAAGAAGCGAGTCAACGTAGTTTGGCCGCGCGGCTATCAGCCTAAAGAACCTCCAATAGAGTACAAACCTATAACTCCAAAAAAACTTCCTGACGGAGTTAATCATGTGGGTCATATAAATAAAAATGATAACCCTAAACTAGCGGACCTTCCAGAACTCTTCCCAAAGAAGACAATGGTTAATCTTCAAATAGGCATACCAAAGACTCTTGTTCAGCTTATACAAGATAAGTATAGAAGAGATACGCTGCGCCTAGATAAATATTATCTACAACAGCTTCAACTCGTTCTTCAGAGATACTTCCAACAAATGTTAATGGCTATGGCCGAAACAGGTATGGAAGATATCACGGACCTCACTAAGAAATTCGAAGGAACACAAGTTAAGGTCCCTTCAGGCCAAGGTTTTGAACATCTTAAAGACCACATCGTTCGGTCTCAAATGATTCGCGACCATAAAACTCGTCTCTTTAGAAAGACCCATTCCGTAGATAACACTCTTAAACATATGCGCTCCTGGCATGTCGCAGAGAAACAGAGAGAGCGATACTATAAAGAGAAGTACAAAGATTCTTCTACTTATACACAGTCACATTCGAATGCTCTCCTAAGAGAGGCGCGCTCTTCTTACGATAAAGCCTATTCCGCATCTTTATACTCTATGTATAAATACCTTAACTCATCTATTCTTCTTGTTAACGATATCCTAGATATGACGATTAAAGAAGGACAGGCTAAAGCTATGCTTCTTCAGAACGGAGTAGACATCTACGCATTTGACCAAGGAGAAGTAGATGCGGCGCAGGGGGGAAAAATGACTTCGTCCCCCTCTTCCTCATCTGGTTTTAATAATAGTGCTAATAACCCCAACGCAACAAATACAACACCTGGTAATAATGCGACAGGAGCCTCTTCTGGAGAGGCACTTCCGAAGGATGGAGTCAACACTCCTAACGCAGAAGACTACTCTACTATGCCTATGATTGGCGGAGGATTTGGCGGTGTACTTAAAAATGCCAAAGGAATCTTCGGTTCTGTCGTAGATAACGTTAAACAAGAAGCAAAACGAGCTAAAGAAGACGCTCTTAATCAAGCTAAGGATATTCTCAAAAAGAAGACAGAAAAAATTCCTGGCATAATATGGAACTAGAAAGGGGAAGAGAAATATCGGATTTGTTAACAGTATAAAGAACCTCTTCTCCCTGAGAGAAATAGAAACTCGTGAAGCGAGCGGGTCCACGTCAGGCGCCATCACGAACGCGAATATAAAAAACTTCGTCGTAAAAGCAGTAGGGAATATTAATGACACGGCTAACGGAGATTTTGCTTCTCCTGAATCTAACCTTGATGAAATTAAGGCGGCCGTTTCAACAGATTCCTACATTAAATTATCTACGACGAAATATTCTCAGCTTATCTTCAAGGCAGACTATAATATAGTCTCTGAAAATGATGATGCGGCTGATTACATTAAGAAGCGTCTAAATATGATGTCCTTCATGACGGGTACGCCGATTGACCTTATCTTCCAGCAAATAGCGGAAGACCTAGTTCTCTATTCCAACGCGTTTCTCATAAAGTCTCGCGTTGATATGACGAACATCGGAGGTCTTCAAGCTAAGGGTGTCTACGATGCCAAGCCTGTAGGTGGATACTTCAGAGTAGACCCTACAACCGTTCAAATTAAACGAGACAAGACAGGCATCATTAAAAACTATCAACAACAAGTTGGTAACGACAAGAAAGCGTACAAACCAACAGATGTCATCCATTTTTATATAGATAAGAAAGGTGGCGCCGCATTCGGAACCCCTCGTCTTGAAGCTGCACTTGAAGACGTTAAAATGCTTAGAAAGATAGAAGGTAACGTTCTTCGTCTTATCTATAGATACGCTGCTCCTCTCTATCAGATGAAAATCGGTATTCCGGAGCAAGGGTTCATGGCGACCGACCAAGAGATTAAGGATGCGAGAAAAGAAATTGAGAAACTCGCGGATGACGGTATCATCATCACGAATGAGCGTACTGAGTTTAATGCGATAGGTTCTCAAGGTCAGGTTCTCGACGCTTCTAAGTATCTTCAGTATTTCGAGGCGCGCGTCTTCACGGCTCTAAGCCTTTCTTACGCTCAAGCAGGACGAGGCGGCGCAAAACAAGATGCGGATAGCATGGAAGAACAAGTTCACGACTCTATTAAGTTCTTCCAGCGGACCATTGCCATCTTTATTGAACAGCTTATGTTCAACGAACTTCTTCTCGAAGGTGGATACAATCCGATAACGGAGCCTACAGATATCGTCCGGTTCCAGTTTAACGAGATTAATCTTGAGACGAGAGTTAAGATGGAAACTCACGCTATGAATATGTTCCAAGGTAACGCTATTCCGTATGAAGAAATGCGTACTCGTCTGGGTCTTGATACGGATGATGTTGATGAGTCTCGTCTCTATCAAAATATGGTTAAGACTCCGGCCGAAATCGCGTTGATACAAGCTAAGCTTGGACAAGCTTCGCAAGGTTCAGCCCAACCTGGTCCAGAGAAGTCTCAGAGCGTATCTAAAGCCGCGACCAATACGATTCAGCCTAAGAATCAACATGGAACTTCTTCTGTTAAGATTAAGGAGTCAGAACAACCTCTTAAGACTAAAGAAGATAGAATAGAAGATTATCAAAAAGTTTTCAAAGATATCTATAAGAAGTTCCAAGAAGTGCGTAATGATGTACTCGAAGATGGGTCGCGCGCCTATGCTTCACTTCCTCTCGCAAGAGACTGGATTTCTTCGAACCTGAAGAACCATACATCTCTAAAAGCACAAGAGGGGTACAATCAAGCAATCAAAGACGCAAAGAAGAAACCTGACAAGTTTAAAGTTTCTTCTAAACAACTGTCAGATATGATTGATGATTGTCTTGATAAAATGTTTAAGGACATCAAAGATAGATATAAGGAAGCTAAGACTCCTGCTCAAAAGGAAGCGGCTTTCGACAAAACAGAATATCGTTTAAGATTCCTCGCAGAACATGTCGCCGCTAAAGCTTATTGGTATGGCTACATCAAAACCTGTGAGGCTCTGAATATAGATAAGGTATACGTACAATTCGGAAAAGGTTCTAAAGATAAAGAAGACCACGAGTCAGTTCTTAATCCGAGAGCGTTCTCTCTAGAAGACATTCCGGCCTTCCATCCTTATTGTAAATGTTCCTTATCGTCATCAAAGAAGAAAGGAGGATAAAGCTTATCGCAATCGCAATTAAAGAATATGTAGATGCTAAGTTTACGACTCCGGTCTCCTCTGGTGAGATTCAACTTACTGAGGGAGCACTCGCTCTCCAGAAAGATAATTATATCGACCTAGATTCTTTGATGGTTGAGATTGAAGGCATTCACGCAAGCCCGGCCGCGACGCGTAACTTCACGCGTTATATGCCGAAGGCTCTTAAGGCTTCTGTCCCTACTTGGACAGCACCTTATAGAAAGCCTCTTATTGAGCATCATAACGAAGAGAACGGCCAGATTATTGGCCGCATCATTGATACTGAATATGTAACTAAGAATACTCTTTCTGGAACGCCCGCTCTGAAGTTTACAGTTAACGTACCGGATGAGCGAGCCAAGAAAGATATTAAGTCTGGCCTGCTTGCTACTACTTCCATTGGAGCAACGGCTCACGACGTTCGTTGTTCTATCTGCGGTTCTCATATAGAGTCCGCAGAAGAAGGATGTCC